GAAAACCACATAAATAAAAGGTTTTTAAGAAGTAGGTAGTAGTAGTAAAAAGTAGGATAATGTGTGTCGTTCATACATTATTCCTACACTACTCCTACATTACGTTCCTACACTTATTTTATTCTATTTTTTCCATTTCATCTTTTAACCATTGTACAGTTCTATCAGTATATATTTTCTCTGTGATATCACTAATCCTATGACCAGCTATGTATTTTATAGCATATTCATCTAAATTATATCTCTTAGCCATTGTGATAAATTGTTTTCTCGGATCATGTGCTCTATGCTCTGGATTGAGATTTAATTTGTCTCTAATACTTCGAAAACGATGTCTATATTTATCATATGTCATTTTTATATCGTTTTTTCTTTGGCTATCTGTGCAATTAATCAAATACTTGCTATTTATATTTATAGCTTCTTCATACCGCTTTTTAATAAGTGGACGTATTTTTGAATGAATAGGTACAAGACGGTTCATCCCGGCATCTGTTTTCATACCTCCAGCGAACACCCAATTATTCAAGTCGACTCTATTTAGTTCGATTAATCCTAATTCTTGAGGTCGCCAACCCGAATAGCATTGAATAAGAATAACATCTACATAAGGGATTTTATCAACATTCTTCCATAATATTTCCATTTCTTTATCAGTAAAAGATATATGTCCTCGCTTCACTTCTTCGACTTCTTTTAATATTTTGTCAGAGACATTGAATGTTCTGGCATAATTTTTCTCGACTAAATCATTCTCGTTAGCATAGTCAAACATTAAATTAAATATAGATTTTATTCTACTTTTTGTGTTGGCACTGGCTTGTATTATTTTTCCTTTTCCTTCTCTTGACGCCCCATCTATACACTTCTTTAAATGTTTAGCTCTTACATCTGCAACACGCATCTCGTATAGAACCGAGCAATAATTCCATGCAGATTGGATACTTCGAACATTCGAAGTAGCTACAGTTTTTAAATATTCTTTGGACCATTTCTCATATAATTCAGTCATTGTTATAGAGGAAGTGTTTAAATCATATGGGTTCTTGTTATATTCAACAAGGGCTTCGTATGCTTCATTATATGTTTTAAAATAGGCGTTTGGTTTTAATAGTTTTGATATGGGTTTACCTTCCGAAGTTTTACCAACAGTAACCATCACACGAAACCTGTTTCTTAAATTTCTGTTTTTAATTTCACTTATTTGTCCAAAACCATTCGGTAATTTAGGACGTCCTTTCTTTTTACGAGTGTATTTTCCAACGGCATTTGGTTGCATAGGAAAGCCACAATGTGGACATAATATAGCCTTATCACTAACTTGTAATCCACATTCTATACATTTGATTATCATACATATCATCCTTTCTATAAGTATTTTATACTTACTTATATATCATAAGGATGTACGAACTGTCAATTCCTACATTCAAAATGGAGAATAATCAAAATGGATAAATATAAATGCGTTCGATGTGGGGGTAAAGTTAAATACTATGATTGCGTAAAACGTATTGTTAGGGAAAAGAACGGCGTAAAACGAATAGTGCTGATTGAACGATATCATTGTATCGAATGTGGATTCACTCACCGATATTTGCCTGATGATATTCTGCCATATAAGCAGTACAGAAAAGAAATAATAGATGGAGTTGTAGAAGGTTTGATAACCCCAGACACTTTAGGATTTGAAGACTATCCAAGTGAAATGACAATGAAACGATGGAGAGATAAATACCACTGACTTTGTTTTAACTCTCGGTAATTTCTAACCTAGAATAGAAATTGAAAGGGGTGATGAATATATGGATGAGCATGTATTTGGAATGGGGTCAGTCCCAGTGTCTGTGGCAGCAAAAGTATATGGTAAGGATGCTACATGGATAAGAGCCGGTATTATATCGGGATGGCTGCCGATAGGAGTAGCTACAAGAGATGGTAAAAAGATAACCACTATCGAAGAAATCAACAGTAAATATGGACGTATTAATTTTTATATTTCTCCAAAGAAATTATACGAAGAAACGGGTTATATATGGGAGGGAAAAACACAATGAGTTATGTTAAATCGGAACTATCCCAAAACAATAAATACTGGATACCAAGACATCGTTATTTCGAGCTGAAGCATTTTTGTTTGCAATATCCCGAATGGAAGAAGAAATACATAGAATTATTAGATACTTATTCTTTACCTAGATTAAATAACAATAAACCTAGATTAGAAAAACACATATCAGACTATACCGGAGAAATAGCTATTAAGCGCCTTTATTACACAGAGCGAATAAAAATAATAGAGAATATTGCAATAAAAGTTGATGAAAGCATATACGAATATTTACTAAAAGGTGTCACAGAGGATAAATCATATACATATTTAAAAACATATTGTGATATTCCGTGCGGAAAAGACTATTATTACGATAGATATAGATGTTTCTTTTGGTTACTAGACAAAGAACGACAATAATTCGCACATTTTACAATTTCTATTATGAGAAAATATAGTTTAGTTTTATTAAAGGAGGAAATTATTATGTTAGAAACAGCTATGATGATGGAGAAAAAAATGGACGAAATGATGCGTTTATTAACTGCGCGGATTAGAGCAGAGGATATATTTAGTATAGATTCTGACGATTTTGCAGTTCTGAAAGCATTATTTGAGTTAATTGATATTTCCAAAAAAATGATGGTTGAACAGGCAAAAATAATGGATGAAATTAATGAAAAATTAAATGTTATATCAGGAAAGTTACATTAAAAAAATAAGAAGATTGGACCTTCAGGTCCTTTCTTTTTTCTTTTCTAATTGTGTAATATATAAAAATGTATTATACTGATGATACTATATAAGAAGGAGAAAATATTATGAAAAAGAAAATCACCATTTTAGTAACAGGTATATTTATCATTGTTGCCGCAATTTCCGGGTGTGGCTCAGACCCAACGAATAAAACAGAAACACCGAAAGCTGAAGCAACAACGAGGTTGGATTTATCATCGGAATCAACACATAGTAATATTAATTGGAAAGAGCATCCACTATTATCTAAACTTCCGGATCCAAATACACAAAAAGTAAAAATAGAATCAGAGGACAGTAGTTCAATAAATTTATATATATCTGATGTATCTCAGGGTGGGTTTAGTAAATATGCCGACCTGTGTAAAGATAGTGGTTTTAATGTTGATTTTTCATATTCAGACAACTTTTTCACTGCCGGTTCTTCCGACGGATATGATTTAACATTGTCATATGACAATGGTGAAAAGAAAATGGATATTTATCTATACGCATTAGATGAATCAGAATCAACCGCGACAGAAACTACCACCGAGAAAAAAGAAGAAGTTACAACTAAATCAAAACCTACGACTACTGCTGAAAAAAGTGCATCGAGCGAAATCAGACCAGAAGTTAAAAAAGCGATAGATAGTTACGAATCATTCATGAATGAGTACATCGACTTCATGAAGAAGTATTCAGAATCAGACGATGCAGTTTCTATGGCTAACGATTACGCCGAATATATGGAAAAATATACGAAGGTAGTAAAAGATTTTGATGCTCTTAAGAATAATAATCTGAATGACGCTGAATTAAAATATTATTTGGAAGTTCAAAATAAAATAAATACCGATTTAATATCAATACAATAAAAATTATAGACACTGAGCTATTTTGCTTGGTGTCTTTTTTTTACGTGTAAAAAAAACAAGAACGCAGATTACCAGGAACTGATTTATATTTGTAAGTAATAAAAAATAACGGAGGTATAAGATGATTTATTTATTCATATTCATTGGTGGCATATTTATAGGATGTTTGTTAGTGGGACTTCCTTTTGTTAAAACTGGAGTATTTGGTAGATTTAAGTTGGAGCCCTATGATGACGATGACACTGGTTTTTATACAATTAGTATAGAAATTGAACATAAAGAACTTTTATTACATAAATCTTATGTCATTCTTAAAAAAGAGGAGTCGCAAAAATAACATAGCCTTTAATGGAAACATGTTAATATTTATATTTTTAAGGAGGTTTTCATGATGAAAAATGAAACTATGTTGCACGATGAAATCAAAGCAGAACTTGAAGAATTATCAAAGCTTGAGGTTGGCTCGGATGAGTATGAAACAGCAGTTAATGGTATTAGCAAATTAATGGATCGAGCAATCGAAATGGAAAAATTCGAATCCGACGCTAAAGAAAGAATCGACAGTAAGGAAGCTGAACTTGATTTAAAATATAGGCAATTGGAGGAGGATATAAAAGATAGAAAGACTCGAAACAAGATTAATATTGCGGGTATTGTTATTCCGGCATGTATAACTATCTGGGGGACAATCAAAACATTAAAGTTTGATCAGAGTAATGTTATTACATCGACGGCAGGAAAAGAATTCACTAGAAAAATCTTTAATATGTTTAAAAAATAGCATGTAAAGAATTGACGGTGTTGAGGAAACTTGACACTGTCATTTTCTTTTTGGTTTTATCTCGTAATTTTTACAATTCCTATTATGAAAGACAGAACTTATATTTTAGGAGGTAAAACTATGTATAACAACAAAAAAGATAAGGAAAAAGACACAAAATACAGAAAAGTTGAAGCTATGTGGAGAAGAGGATGTAGTGTAGACGAAATTGTACGCAGCGTCAAATTATCAAAAATGGACGTACTAGATGCTACACAGAAAATATTTGGCATTGGATATGAAACGAGCCTAACCAGGGCTCTTTCTTTTTCGCTATTTTTACAATTCCTATTATGAGATATAAATGTATAATTTTAGGAGGTATTTATTATGAAGAAAACTATTTTAGGAATCGTATTGACTATGGTATTAATGAGTACATATTTGGTTATATTACTGAGTAGTATAAACCATAAACATGAAGTAGAGTTGAATAAAGTAAAGACTGAGTATGAGAATAAGCTTAAAGAAAAAGATTCTCAGATTCAGGATTACGAAAATCAAATCTATAACATTGTTGAGGGTAAAAACTATGATGTAGTTGTTAATCATGAGGGTACAAAAATTAAATACACAAAGAAAAATGGCGAAAGTAAATTAGAAAAACTGTTAAATATCAGTAAAGAAAATAAAACTACGTACAAATAATATCTAAAAGATTGAGCTTCGGCTCTTTCTTTTATTTTTTAATAAAACGAAAAGAGTAACTTTTATGAGATATCATTATGAAAAACCAAAAATATATTCCTCTATATTCGGTATGATTTATACATGCAATCATCCGGTATATAGTATTTGCACATTATATCAGATAGGAAATAAGGGATTGGCTGTAATTCAGCAGCGATATAATTCAGAAAATAAATCAACATATTGGACTGAGATAGATCCATGGTTGACTGATCGAATATATTTACATCCGAAGTTCAAGAGTTTTTTCGACGAACGGGCAGGTGAATGTGACGAAGGATTATACCCCACAGTTAGCGTCCGACAGATTATGTGGGCTTTAAAAATGAAACCGTTGAAACGCGAACGTTGGGAGACTTGCTTTGATAGACGGAGTATTTAGCGAAAATTACAATTCCTATTATGAGATATAAATGTATATTTTTTAAGGAGGAATTGAAAATGATTCTATTTACAATTTTATTAATTACATTAGTAATATTACTTATAGCCACTGTGATTGGTATTGGATGTATCGGATCAGTAGGCATAATAATATTTGGCGATGTGATTATTTGTATATTTTTGATAGGATGGATTTTAAAACATTTATTAAAAAAGAAATGTAAAAAATAATCTCAAAGGTTAGAGTCAGCGATGGCTCTTTCTTTTTCGCTATTTTTACAATTCCTATTATGAAATAAAATCTGAAAGGAGAGCTAAAAATGAACAAACTGATTAAAAGGTGTGCTATCGGAGGTATTGCGTTAGGTACGCTGGAGCTGGGATTTATATTAGGCAAAGGATACATATTAGGTGTATTAAAAGCTTGTGATGTCTCAGCTACAGAAACGATAACTTTATATTCCGGTGATAGTAGTAAAATATTAAGGTTTATGGCAAAACTAGCAAATTCTACAGCAGATTATTTAAAGAAGGAGGACAAATAACATGCAGGCATTAATTGCGATACTGGGTGGAGCCTTAATATATTGTTTATTAATATATTTCGGCGAATAAACGGTTTTACAGTTATGTACAGAGGTCATTATTGGCCTCTTTCTTTTTTCTTTTTAAGGAGGTATACTATGTCGTTAAAAAAATATCTACAACATAATACGCCGGTCATATTATCGGGTTTGGCTAGCATCGGTGTCGTTGTTACAGCAGTAACCGCAGTAAAAGCGACTCCGAAAGCAATTCAGTTGTTAGAAGAGGCTGAGAAAAGCAAAGGAGAAGAATTATCGAAATGGGAGAAAGCAAAAACGACAGCTCTTACATACTTACCTTCGATTCTTATTGGAGGCACTACGATTATATGTATATTTGGAGCACAGTCACTTAATAGAAAACAACAAGCAAGTATGATGAGTGCTTATGCTATGCTGGATCAATCATATAAAGATTATCGTAGAAAACTTAAAGAACTTTATGGGGAAGAAGCTGATCATAGAATAATTGAAGCTCTTGCTGTAGAAAAATCAGAAAAAGTTTCAGTAACGGCATCATGCTTACTTCACGATGTAGATTTATCTATAGGTAAGCATGAGGGGGAGAATGTTTTATGGTATGACGAGTTTTCTAAGCGATTCTTTGAAGCGACTATTGAGCAGGTTCTTACCGCAGAATATCATATTAATAGGAATTATATTTTAGCAGGCGAAGAAAACGTAAATGAGTTCTATGAATTTTTAGGTTTAGAAGGAATAGAGAAAGGAGATTGTATCGGTTGGACTCCTTATGACGAAGGTGAATATTGGATAGATTTTAATCATGATAAGGCACAATTAAAAGACGGAACTAATTTTTATATTATAGAAATGTTATTCCGACCTAGATTTAAATATTGGGAAGAACCCTATTAATTCGTGAAAAATACAATCACTATTATGGAAAGGAGATGGACGAAATGAAAAAACCAGATTTATCGAAAATTGATTTTGGAAGTTTGATAGTTCCAGTAATTATGGGTGTAGGCGCATTCGTAGGAGCTGTAATGGATAACAAAAAAAATCAGAAAATAGATGAACTGATTAACAAAATTGACAATCTCGAAAACGATAAGGAGTCCTAACAAGGGCTTCTTGTTTTTTATTTTGAAGGAGGTAAAACAATGACGCTAAGTAAATTTGTAATGGATACAAAAAGAATGGTATATAAACATAGTCCCGAAATTCTTACAGGTATCGGGGTCGCCGGTATGATTACTTCTACCATACTTGCTGTGAAAGCAACACCGAAAGCATTGAAGCTTATGGAAGATGCGCAACATGACAAGAAAGAAGACTTGACTGTTAAAGAAAAAGCTAAAGCAGTTTGGAAATGTTATATTCCATCGATATCACTAACCTTAGTATCGGCAGGTTGTCTTTTTGGTGCTAACTCAGTAAATATGAAACGCAATGCTGCATTAGCCACAGCATATAAGTTATCTGAAACAGCATTGTCAGAATATAAGGAAACTATTGTTGAAGAACTCGGAGAAGAAAAAGCGAAAGATATTCGCGAGAAAGTAGCCCAGAAGAAAATAGACAATACTACACAGCCAAAATCTGAAGTAGTAATTGTCGGTGATAACAATAAAGTGTGGTTTTTCGAGCCGATATCAACAAGTTATTTCCAATCTGAGGTGGAGACCATAAAAAGAGCCATAAACGATTTAAATTATAGAATGATATCTGGAATGGAAGAATATGTAACATTAAAAGAATTTTATAATGAAATAGGTGTTAAATATACTGAATACACTCCAGACCTTGGATGGAATTTATATTCTGAAGGAAAAATCGAGGTCGAAATGGTAGCCACAAAAATGGAAAATGGAAACCCATGTTTAATGCTGGATTATGAGGTACCACCAAGATATAATCCCGGATACATAGATTAATTCGCACAATTTACAAACGCTTTAATGGAAGAATATATAAATTTTCATTTGTGAAAGGAGAACAACAATGATTAAAGAAGAAGAAGTGAAAAACGAAGAGATGGAAACTGAAGTTGTTAATGATGAGGATATTACAATTGAAGGAGAAGAAGAAATGAAAGAAAATTTATTTACTAAAGGAAGAAACTTTATCACTAAAAACAAAAAGAAAATCCTGGCAGTAGGATTAACTTTGGTTGGCGGTGCAGTGGGTTATGCTTTAGGATCTAAAGGTTCTGGTAATGACGATTATTCTCCTCTTGAGAATAATACATCAAATAATCAGATTCCAACACTTGAGAATTCTGATTCTGAAGGAGTTGAAAACGAAGAATAGAATTTATATTTCCATAAGGGAAGCACCTGTAACAAGGTGTTTCTCTTTTTATTTTGGAGGAACACTATGGATCATAGATATTTTTATGAAGGACCAGTGCTTGAATTTGATAAGGTAATTGCTAAATGTTGGCGAGGGGAAACTATAGCATCGTCTAAACGAAAAGCCAGAAGTAATTTGGCTTATCAGTTTAAGCGAGCGACAAATAGAACACCGAGAACCAAAATCACAGTACCAGGAGAACTTGAGATTATTGATTAGGAGGTAAAACCATGGATATGGATTACAAGCCAAATAGCCACAAATATAAAGAAGAAATGAAAGAGAAAAAAGTAGAAAAAGTAGTAAAAGGTAAAGTACGAAGAAAAAAGAAAAGCAGCATGACAAAATTCGCTGATGTTTTTGTTGCCGAAGACGCATCAAATGTTGTGGATTATATTTGGATGGATGTTCTTATTCCAACGATTAAAAACACTATCTCAGATATCATAACAAACGGAGTAGACATGATGCTTTGGGGAGCTGTTAAAGGGAACAAAAGGCGTTCATCCAATACTTATGTTTCTTATAGGGACTATTCAAGTAGAGACAGAAGAGATGATCGGACTGTGACTAGAAGGTCTGGATATTCTTTTGACGATATTGTAATTCCTTCTCGCCAAGAAGCTGATGAAGTATTAGAGAAAATGGATGAAATAATTGATAGGTACGATATCGTGAGCGTTTCGGACTATTATGATTTGGTCGGAGAAACAGGAAACTATACCGATAACAAATATGGATGGTCTAGTCTTAGAACTGCTGAAGTAGTTAGAGTTCGAGATGGATACATTATAAAATTACCAAAACCAAAGGTTATAGATTAGGAGGCTAGAAATGAAAGATATGGTAAATCATCCCGAACATTATATTTCAGATTCAGGGATTGAGGTAATTGATGTGATCGAAGCGTTTACGTCAGATCTTAAAGGAATTGAAGCGACTGATACAGGTAATATTATTAAGTATATTTGTCGCTGGAAACATAAAAACGAGCTTGAAGATTTGAAGAAAGCTCAGTGGTACTTAAATCATCTTATTAAGAAAGCTGAAGGAGATATGCCGCCTAAGAGTCCGTGTAATAATGCGTTTAAACATGGTGAACACATGCCGATTAAAGAAGGAAACAAATTAAAATTTTTGTTTGATAATAAAAAGGACGCCACAGAATTCTATTTTAAAGTATTTGAATTTCTTATAGAAAATGATTACATAACTGAAAGAGAAGCCTATAAAATGTATGGTCTGACTGAATGGAATTGTGGCGACTGTTCTAGTTATAATCATGTTATGTTACATAGGTTTATAGACACAGAAGAAACAGACGTTTGTTTAATATTAACGAGATAGAAAAAGGAGATAATAATTATGAAAAAGTTTGATATTGTAACTAAAGTAAATAGATCATTTCATAAAGCTGGTTTTCAGCTTAAAAAACATAGTCCAGAAATTCTGGTAGTTACAGGCGTTATAGGAGTAGTGACAAGTGCGGTGTTAGCTTGCAAAGCCACCAGAAAATTAGATTCTGTTTTAGAAGAATCCAAAGAACAGATTGATAAGATAAAAGATTATATTGAGGAAGAAGGATATTCTGAAGAGTATACGGAAAAAGATGCGAGCAAAGATTTAACTATTACGTATACACAGTCGGCATTAAAAATTGCTAAATTATATGGTCCATCAGTTATTCTTGGAGCTGCATCTATCGGTGCAATCTTTGGAGGACATAATATTCTTCGTAAACGTAATGTAGCACTCGCAGCAGCATATACAGCAGTAGATAAAGGATTTAAAGATTATCGAAATCGTGTTATTGAACGATTCGGAAAAGAGCTCGATAGAGAACTCAAGTATAATATCAAATCAGACACTGTCGAAGTGACAGAACTTGATGAGGACGGAAACGAAAAAACAAGCAAGGTTACTGTAAATACGGTAGACCCCAATGAGCTTTCGGAATTTGCCAGATTTTATGATGACGGATGTACCGGCTGGACGAAAGATCCAGAGTTAAATTTGGTGTTCTTAAAGAAACAGCAGTGTTGGGCTAATGACTTATTGAAAAGTAGAGGATGGCTCACATTAAACGAGGTGTATGACATGCTTGGTATTACCAGAACTGCCGCCGGAATGGTTGTGGGATGGATTTACGATGAAAAACATCCGGTCGGTGACAATTTCGTAGACTTTGGTATTTATGATATTAACAACGAGGCAAATAGAAGATTTGTTAATGGACTTGAACGAACGATTCTTCTGGACTTCAATGTAGATGGTAATATCTATGACAAAATTTGAATAACAAAAAGTCTTGATAGCATCGGGTCGGATTATATTTATCGTGATACTTTCGACTACCGATGCTATTCGGTATTTTAGGAGGTTGAATAAATGACTGGAAGAGAATTAATCATATTTATTCTTGAAAATAATTTTGAAGATGTAGAGTTTACTAATGTGTGTGATATTCTTGGCGTGATGACTGTAAAGCAGGCAGCCTTAAAATGGAACACCGGAGAAGCCACAATAAAAACTTTATTCGAACTTAAAAAAATCCGCGGATGGAAAAATGGAGAAAACATTTATATTTTGGAACAACCAAATCCGTTTAATTAAAAGAGGAGGATGATTATGAACGTTTTTTTAAATAAATTATTTATATTTGCAACAGGTGTTGCTGTTGGTTCTTTTATAACCTGGAAAATCCTTGATTCACAGTATGAGATTGTGGACGATGAGTCAGATATTGGTAAAAAAGACGATATAGTAGAAAAAAGAGAGGATCAAAAAACAACTAATAAAGAAATCATTGACGAAAATAAGTATACAACATATTCAGATAATAAAAAAAAAGAAAAGGGGGATATTATGGACGGTATCTATGTAATTTCACCAGAGGAATTTGGCGAAGACAATGACTATGGTACAGAAAGTCTGACGTATTATACCGATGGCATTATCACAGACACTTACGATAACGTTATCGAAGACCCAATAGCTTTGATTGGAGATGGAGTTCGTCATTTTGGAGAATATGAGGATGATTCAGTTTTTGTGCGAAACGAAAATAATAAGACAGATTATGAAATACTAGCCGACTACAAATCATACAAAGAAACATTCACTGAGGGACAATAGCTATGATGCGAAACGAATTAAAGACAATTATAAAAAAAGAATACTTCGATTGGATTTACAGTATTGGAAATAATTCGTCGGCTATATCATATCATGAACTGTTTACATTTCTCCATAAAATAAAATTTATAAGTGTACTCAAAGATGATAGAAATCGAGCTATGGACGGCGAGAATCTAAGATGGCGATTTGCATACTTAACTGGGCGAGATAAAGTTTTCGACGATATTAGTGAGTGTCTTAAGGGTAGATGTTCAGTGTTAGAAATGATGACGGCTCTTGCTATACGATGCGAAGAAGAAATCATGGATGATCCACGAAAAGGTAATCGTACAAACCAATGGTTATGGCTGATGTTGAACAACATGGGTCTTGGTGGGATGTACGATGGGCACTTCGATGAAGACGAAGTTAAAAAAAAAGTAACTATCATGATGGAACGAAGTTATAGTCCAGATGGGCGTGGTGGGTTATTTAGAATATATAACTGTCCGGCTGATTTACGAGATGTCGATATTTGGACTCAACTTTGTTGGTTCTTAGATAGTATTTCTTAAATGCAGGGGGTTGAACGATGTAATGCTTGATTTTGTAAAGGTTTCTAAACGCCATCCAAAAAAGGGCGTTACCGAAATCTATCCTAAATTTATTATAAAGAAATCCTCCGATTTAATGATAAGAGGTGGAGATTTCTATGCCGTATGGGTCGAAGATAAAGGTCTTTGGTCTATTGACGAACAGGATTGTTTAGATTTAATAGACCAAGAACTAAAAGCTGTTGCTAATAAAGAAACAACTGACGACGGCTTAAAAGTTGCATACATGTGGGATGGTTCCACCGGATCAATAGACTCATGGCATAAGTATTGTCAGAAACAGATGCGAGACAATTATCATCCTCTGGACGAGGAATTGATATTTTCAAACACCAAAACTGACAAGAAGCAGGATGCTAGTAAGAGATTGCCATACCCACTCGAAGCTGGGGACATATCGGCATGGGATAAGCTTATCTCTACTTTATATTCCCCCAGTGAAAGACATAAGATAGAGTGGGCTATAGGCGCAATTGTATCTGGGGATTCTAAGGATATCCAGAAATTCATGGTGTTCTATGGATCAGCAGGTACCGGAAAATCTACAATTTTAAATGTTATACAAAAATTATTTGAGGGTTATTATTCAGTCTTCGATGCTAAAGCATTGGGGTCGAGTAATAACTCTTTTGCTTTAGAGGCGTTCAAAACAAACCCTTTAGTCGCTATTCAGCACGACGGCGATTTGTCAAGGATTGAGGATAACACGAGGCTTAACAGTCTGGTTTCACACGAGCTTATGACAGTTAATGAGAAATTTAAGTCAACGTATACTAATAAGTTCAATGCGTTTCTATTTATGGGGACGAATAAACCAGTAAAAATTACGGATGGCAAATCCGGATTATTACGACGGCTCATTGATGTAACTCCGACTGGAGAAAAATTACCGACGGCAGAATATAAAAAAACTGTCAGAAAAATAGACTTCGAGTTGGGAGCATTAGCCCAACACTGTAAGGAAATATATTTATCGGATCCAGATTATTACGATGATTATATTCCTACAAATATGTTGGGCGCCTCTAATGATTTTTATAATTTTGTAATTGACTCGTATTCTGTATTTAAAAAACACGACAGCACAACTCTAAAAACGGCTTATGAAATGTATAAGCAATATGTTGAAGATGCAAAAGTCCCTTATCCATTTTCTCTAAGAACATTCAAAGAAGAATTAAAAAACTATTTCTGGAATTTTGAAGAGAGAATTGAAGGTGACTGTCGTATACAGAATAAATATAGTGGTTTTAGAACTGATATTTTTGAAAAAGAATTAAATGGAGGTAAGAAAAATGAAGAGAGAAATGGTAGAAGAAGCTCTTGGTTACAACTCGATGATAGACGAATATCTACATTCAACGAAGAATGTGCATCCTGTTTCGCGCAATACGCAAACGAAAAAGAAACCCCAAGAAAACCGTGGGACAAAGTCACAAGCAGGTTATCTTCCATTGACCCATCGAAACTTCATTATGTCAAGATTCCAGAAAATCACATAGTAATTGATTTCGATTTAAAAGACGAATCCGGTAACAAGTCGTTCAAAAAGAATCTTGAAGCTGCTAGTAAATGGCCAGCTACATATGCCGAAGTAAGCAAAGGCGGAGCCGGGATTCATCTACATTATATTTATACTGGCGACCCGACAAAATTAAAAAGAATATATTCTGACAACATTGAGGTTAAAATTTTTACAGGAAAAAGTTCATTAAGGCGTAAACTCACAAAATGTAACGATTTACCAATTACAACCATCAGCTCAGGTTTACCATTAAAGGAGGAAAAAATGATTAATACAGATGTTGTTCAATCAGAAAAAGGTATAAGAACGACCATTAAACAATGTCTGAATAAAGAACATCACGGGTCCACAGCGCCGGAAGTATCGTTTATATTTAAGATACTTGATGACGCGTATAATAGTGGAATGCATTATGACGTATCAGACATGAAAGGTCCAGTGGTAGCGTTTGCAGCCGGTAGTACCAATCAATCAGAAAAATGTCTAAAACAGGTATCGGGCATGAAATTCAAATCTGAAGAACCGGCAGAACCAGTAAACAATGACGAAAAACCTTTAGTCTTTTATGATATTGAGGTGTTCCCTAATTTATTTCTTGTTAACTGGAAACCGGCGGGAGTAGGTGTTCCAATCGTGCGAATGATTAATCCTACACCGGAAGATATTGAAGATTTAATTAGGTTTAGATTAGTCGGTTTTAATTGTCGCAGATACGATAATCATCTTATTTATGCATGTATGATGGGTTATGATAATAAAGCCTTGTATAATTTATCTCAAAAGATTATATCCGGAGATAAAAATTCATTTTTCAGTGAAGCATATAATCTGTCATATACAGATGTATATGATTTTGCAAGTGCTGGTAATAAAAAATCCCTTAAGAAATTAGAGATTGAAATGTCGAGTAAAGCAAACAATCAGGATTCAAAAATGAGCAATGACCTTAGGCAAATGCTTAAAAACATAAAGCATCACGAATTAGGTTTACCATGGGATCAGCCGGTACCGGAAGAAAAATGGATACAAGTTGCTGAGTATTGTGATGACGATGTTATCGCAACTGAAGCAGCTTTTAATTATTTATCGGCAGATTGGACCGCAAGAGAAATTTTAGCAGATTTGGCAGATATGCCAGTTAATTCCACAACAAATACATTAACTCAGAAAATTATATTTGGCGGCAATAGACATCCTCAAAATGAATTCCATTACCGTAATCTAGCTGAACCGGTACACAATATGGACGAAGAAACATATACTTTCTTAGCAGAAGCTTGTCCGGAAATGATGGAGAAAACACACGGTAAAGAAGGATCGCTCTTACCATATTTTCCTGGGTATAAGTACGAATACGGTAAATCTACATATCGTGGAGAGGAAGTAGGCGAGGGTGGCTATGTTTATGCAGAGCCGGGTATGTACGGTAATGTAGCTTTACTTGACGTTGCTTCCATGCATCCCCACAGCACTATTGCCGAGTGTTTATTTGGTGTCAAATTCACTACCGCCTATCGTGATATTGTCGAAGGTCGTGTAAACATTAAACACGAAGCTTGGGAAGAAGTTAACCATATGCTTGATGGTAAGCTTACGAAACATATTCAGAGGGTTAAGAACGGCGAGATGAAATCTGGAGATCTTGCTAATGCGCTTAAGACAGCTATTAACTCAGTATACGGTTTAACAGCGGCCGGCTTTGAGAATCCATTCCGTGATATGAGAAACAAAGACAATATTGTTGCTAAGCGTGGAGCTTTATTCATGGTGGATCTTAAACACGCAGTACAGGAACGCGGCTTCACTGTTGCTCATATTAAGACAGACTCGATTAAGATTCCAGATGCTACTCCGGAGATTATTGAATTTGTTATGGAATTCGGTAAGAGATATGGCTACACATTCGAACATGAAGCTACATACGATCGTATGTGCTTAGTAAATGACGCAGTTTATATTGCTAAGTATAAAGATCCTGACGAATGTGAGGCTATTTATGGATATGCTCCTAGTGATAATAAGAAGCATATTGAAGATCCTTGGACGGCTACAGGTAAACAGTTTGCTGTACCTTATGTATTCAAGAATTTATTCAGTCATGAAGACGTTGTGTTTGAAGACTTATGCGAAATTTTCTCAGTAGCTAAAGGATCTTTATATTTGGACATGAACGAAGATCTTCCAGATGTGACTGAGTATGAGAAAGAACTTGATAAACTTGAGAGTAAGTATAAGAAAGGTCAGCTTTCAGACACAACATTTGAACCTGAATCAATGAGACTTAAAGAGTTGATTGAGCCAGGACACAATTATATTTTCGTAGGAAGAGTAGGTCAGTTTACTCCTATTCAGCCAGGTTATGGTGGCGGTGTGCTTTACCGTATTAACGAAGGTAAAAACTACGCAGCATCAGGCTCTACTGGATATCGCTGGCTTGAGTCCGAGGTTGTTAAGTCTTTAGATAAGAAAGATTATATTGACTATAGATTCTATGATAAGCTTGCTGACGATGCTGTTGAAGTAATTAGTAAGTATGGAGACTTCGAATGGTTCGTTTCAGATGATCCTTATATTCCGCCAGAACCTACCCAAGACTTCATGACAATCCCAGATACGGACGAAGATGAGTTACCGTTCTTATAATTCGTGATATTTACATCTCCTTTAATGAAAGGATGGTGACGTTCATGGGTGATAGAACGAAAAAATTATTAAAGGAACTTGAAAACATTAGATTGGATTTATTTCGATCAGCAGCAAATTTAGATGCAGTAATCTCATTTATTGAAAACGATAATCATCACAAAGATGATAAAAATAAATATTTGAGATTTCTGTTCATGAATTATGGCACTTATCGAGGAAAATACAAAGATGCACTCGGAAACCTTGATGAGAAAGAAGATCAGGTATGGGAGTCACTTATCAAATCAGTATCAAAGGAGGAGTCCTAACTAGGGCTCTTTCTTTTTATAAACTTATCCATTTATATTTTTAAAAGAAGAAAGGAATTAAAATTATGGAATTAACATTCGCACCAAGAGACATTTTACAGGTTGATGACGCTAGAATTATTTACAGAAATTTCGAAGGGGAGCCATCTAAATTCAATAGGGAAGGCGATAGGAATTTTGCGCTCCTTATACCGGAAGAAGACATGGCTAATGCTCTTGTCAAGAAAGGGTGGAATGTAAAAATCAAACCGCCGAGAGATGAAGACGATTCTCCATTTATGTATCTTCCGGTCAAAATCAAATTTAATGATAGAGGACCTGCTATATATTTAAAGAGTGGAAATAATGTCAGAAAACTTAGTGAAGATGTAGTGGGCTTAATCGATGACATTGACATTCTCAGTGTTGATATGGATATTAGGCCGTACGATTGGGAAGTCAACGGAAAGACAGGACGAACGGCATATTTACAGTCTATGGAGGTTACGCAGGAGATTGACCGGTTTGCAGCACGGTTTGCTTCTGAGGAAAGTCCGGAAGAGTAATTCGCATTAATTACAACTTCTAATGAGAAGAAAGGAGGAATCTAAAATGAAACAGTTTATGAAATACGCAGCGGTAGGTGTGGCTGGATACTTAGTTGGATTTTATGAGATGAAGTATAAAGTAGTAAAAGCTATGGCGCAAGGTTTTGTAGAAAAGGAACAAGAAGATTCTAAAAAAGAAAAAGAGGAGGAGGCTTAATGGGCCTCTTTCTTTTTGTTTTAACTGAACTTAGTCACTGGACAAATTATATCTCAAGGAGTGATCCAAGATGAAAGCGCAAGCTTATTTGGACATGATGAAAAGACAGCAACAAGAATTGACAGATTTCCCTATCGCCTATGCATTTAACGAAAAGCAATTGGAAGAGGCATTGGAGAAATTAGGAGCGACTAAGGAAGAGTGTTGCACATATCTCAACATGGGTGATGTTATGAAAAAGACAGATGTGCCAGCTTTTAAAGCAATGTTGAAAAGACACACTGAGGAGCTTCAGAACGCTATGAAAAATGAGCAGTTTGCCGAAGAGGCATTCCGGTATGAAATGGACAACCATGAGTACGCCATTAACTGGTCTGGAGATGACGATGTATTAGCAGCACTTTGTCTTGATAAGCAGATGGTTAAGGACTTCTGTTTAGAGGATGCATACCGTCGTGCTCGTAATGGACACATGAGATATATGGAAGAGTTGGGGGTAATATGAAAAAATTAATAAATCATATCAGGCGATGGAATATATGGAGAAAACATTGTCTTAACAGCAATTTCCATAAAATCCTCGTCTTATTTGGCGTGATTAAAAGTCCGACTATGAATATCATGCTATTACCGGAAGAAAGACCAAATTTATAAACTAAAAGGATGTGTTGATCATGGAAGACTGGAGCAAGAAAGAACCGAGATTCTGTTACATGTTACTGGACAGATTAAGACAGGATTGTGAGTATTACTTGCGAATTGGAGGATCAGCTAATTGTCTTTGGGCGGATAGTGAGAAAGAGCAGATTCAAACCATGATTGATATTTGGAATAGTTTCCCGGATGGAGATAAACCTGAATGGTTAACTATAGAACAGATTAACGAGTTCGCTCAGAAGATGGGCGTTGATATTTGAAAGGGGAATAATATGAACGAACAAATCAAATATGGAGATAGAGTAATGTGCGTTACATTTCCAGGTCAACCTAGAGGGTTTGTAATAAAGCAGTACTATCCAACAGCTTGTCCTCAGCAAACACAAATTATATGTGATGACGGGCGAGTATTTCATGCACCCACTGGCAATTTTGTGAAGATTTGAAAGGAGATAATACGTATGAGTAATATGTTAGATTGGGCAAAACGAGAAGTTGAAATTGCTTGCAAGAAAGAAAATCCAAATAGAAAAGAAGGAGAGTTTGATTATGGATGTGCCTGCTACGAAAGTGCAATAAAAGCTTTTGAAAGTTTATGTGAAGACGGTCACTCCGGTTTCAGTATTAAAATGACGCAGGCTATATTAGTTCGTCTTTTAGATGGACAACCGTTAACACCTATTGAAGATACAGATGATGTTTGGAATAAGTGCTCACGTCCTAAAGACGGTCCGGAAGTATATCAGTGTAAACGAATGAGTTCATTATTTAAGGACATCTATGCCGACGGAACTGTTAAATACAACGACGTTAACAGTTCATATTGCGTTAGCATTCATGACTCAAACAATACGTATTCTTCTGGGCTGGTTAGGAGAATCATTGATGAGATGTTTCCTATAACAATGCCTTATATGCCTGGTAGACCAATCAAGGTTTATTGCGAGGATTTCTTAACAGACAAAAAGAACGGCGATTTTGATACTGTTGGCGTGTTCTATGCATTGAAAACAGAGAATGGTAAGCAGGAAAAAATCGAAATCAATAGATTCTTCAGAGAACCAGAAGGTGATGAAGAGGGTAGCTGGACTGAAATATCTAAAGAAGAGTATTACGAACGAAAAGATAGACAAATAAACAACTAAGGAGTTGTCACCTCATGCAAAATTCTAAAATTTTGGAGATGCTTGACAAAGGACAAACAGAAGAATTAAAGCGCTTATTGCAAGATGAGTTTTATGCAAATTCACTAAAGAGTAATCCAAGTGCTAAGAAACGTTATGCGGCTATGAAAAGATATTTAAAGACTATTAGTGAGACGAGACCGATTCTCACTAAGCCATGTGAAGTAGAGTTCGAGGATGGGAAGTATAGTTCATTCACTAACTCATATTCTCTTGTACTAACAAAAGAGTCTTGTGGAGAGATTCCGATGTGCGACGAACCAGATAGATATCCTGATGTTACTAGACTTGTACATCGTGCTGTAGATCTTGAGAAAGTCGACTTTAACAAAGTTCTCGCAGAGGCTAAGAGCAAGGGGTATAAGTATTCCAAGAACGCTATTCACAGCAACGACTATCTTATGAAGTATAACGATTCATATTTTAGAATTGGTTTGGTAGACATCACTTATGGCGTCCTCGATGAGGGTGAAAAAATTAACGTATATTTTAATGGTAAGAACAGACCAATCACTATTGAGAACGATTTAGGGATTGGTATTGTCTTGCCTATTCGTACTGACGGAGAGTTAGAAGGCTCTGTCATTGTTGAAGTGAAAGGAGATAAATATGAATCTGAGACAGAAATATAAGAAATTAAAACAGGAGAACGAGAAACTGAGACATGTAGAAGTACCAGTAGCTCGGTGTCTACCTCCTTACATTGAGACTCTTGGAGTGAGAAAGATAGTGACGGAAAACGAACTTCACGTCCCTCCGAGTTATATAGAAAAAGAAATGGCTTACAATATGGCTGAAGCGCTGTTGCCTTATATCGAATTCGAACGATATCTAGATCATAACGGTCTAGTTATTCAAGGTAAAATAAGAATAGCTACTCGAGTATGAAAAGGAGAATGAAGATGATCTGGAACGATAATATTTCTTTTGAAGGTTTTCAGAAAAAGATAGACAATTGGTATGCTGACAAAGACTTCGAATTGTGTGATCCGCCTATCGATGCACAGTTTGCTCTGGACTTGATATTTAAAACTTTGGTAGATGACAAAGTAGATTATTCTTATTTAACCACTATGCCGGAGTCTACTGAACAAACTAACTCTATTATGCTGGACTTAATATTAAGAAAGTATAGTAGAAAATACAGAAGATTTAAAAGACAACAAAAGAAAGGAGAATGAGATAGCTAAAATGAATTGGGTTATATCCGGCGCAGGGTTTGAAGAGAATTCACCTTTGGCAGATTGCAATGAAAAATTCGACCAGTCAGGTTCGTATAGCGAAACCGATAGCGACATTGCCGACGAAATTTCCAAGACAATTAGACAGGTAAGTATGCGAGTGGCAGAAACTCAAGATGAATTTATATTTCAGACATTACGTGACTTTGGGCTTAGTACATCTAACATTGTTGTGGAGAAAGAAGAGTTGGTCCAAGCTATTCAGTTAATAAGAATGATGAAAGAATACGGGATAGATATTTTTGAACGTTATAATACAGCTACCGCGCAAGCTGGAATATTTAGGCGTGGATATAAAGAAGGTTTACATGACGGTATAGAAAAAGAGCGTAGTAAAGTTATGGATATTCTGGAGAAAGGAGAATGAGATGTTTAATATTTATGTGATAGGTTCTTTATCTCGTGATGAAAAGATTAAAGAAATAGCTGAAGATTATGCATCCTTTGGACACCATGTAGATTATGTTAAAAAACAACCTGAAACACCATTTTCAAAATTGGTAGAGGACTGTTTCGACAAGATAGAAAAAGCAGACCTGGTGCTTGTTGTTCCCAGAGATGACGGGTCCATTGGCAAAGGAACCACTTACGAGATTGTTTTTGCCAGACGTGTCGGGACAGATGTTATATTTTTAAACATTTAGAAAGGAGAATGAGATGAAGTCATTAACAGACACTTTATTAGTAAGCATTGACTTATCTGCTAGTGAAAACAATGCCGTATTGATTGTCGGACGAAAGAAACCAAATCAGTCTGTGGAAATCGTGAATGCTTTTGATGGCGAAGAGGCTGTTGCATTATACAAGAAGTTAACTACCGTTAAGAAAGGAGAATGAATGATATTCAGATTTAATAGATTTGCTATCTTTCCTGTGATGTGTAATTGCTGTAAAAGGTATATTTGGCTTGCGCCGTATAGACGAGCTGACACATATCATCATATACCAGGGGAATATCTGAAAGAGCGTATTTGTAAACAATGCATACCAAGGTATTTGCCTCATGTAAATGAGAAAGGAGAATGACCTATGAAAAAGCGTGGAATGTTGGGATTGATATTTGACTTTATTATGGTGTTCTTGACTGGCGGGTTGTGGTTGATCTAGCTGTTAATTAGATATTTGAGACAAAGTTAGGAGGTTAGTATGGCTGAACGTGATAAATACGATAAAGATATTTTAAAAGCTTTACAGAAGATTGGTAAGCATCTCGAGAGTATTGATAAAAAACTTACTACAGGGGCAGTAATTCCAATTGTTGAAGGAAAAAAGAAATCGAGGCAACAATGAACGGTTTGGAAAGGAGATAATATGTCCGAATTAAAAGATTCTTTATTAATAAGTATTGATATTCTCAGCGGTGAAGATAAAGCATTATTAATCGTCGGTAAGAAAAAACTGAATAAACCTGTGGATATTATAAATGCATTTGAAGGCGAGGATGCTATCCAAATATATAAAATGTTAATTACTAAGAAAAGTTAGGAGAATAATATGAGTTGGAAATTAGAAACAGTATCGCAATTAAGACCTTGTTATGTTGATGGAGTAAAAGCTTTATTCCATAGATGGGGACAGCATAGCAGAGTTGTCGAACCGTCGCCAATGGTCGGTGGAGCACCTGGAGGAACAGTGTCTTATATCCTTGGCATTGTGGAGTTTGAAGATGGGCAAGTTAAACAAGTATTTCCTGAAAAAATTAAATTCATAGATCACGTATTTGATGAGTATTACTGGAAAGGTGCATCAAAAAACTCTTAATTCGCACATTTTACAGCTCCTTTAATGACAGAAAGAACAGTTATTTAAAGGAGGAAGAATTATGCATAAACATGATGAAAAAGTAGGAGAATTAACTAAGATGGAGCAAATTAAAAACAATATTATAATTGGTTTATTTATTCTGATTAGTTGTTTTGCATGGATTGGATTAGATGTATTTATGCAGATTTTAGACAAAATGTAAAATCTTAAAGGCTAGGGTCCGAACAAGGGCTCTTCCTTTTTTTATTTTTTAAGGAGGTTGAACGATGAACTTTAAAGATTTTATCAGAAAGCTATTCTCAAAAGAGATTTTCGGAGGTAAACACACCAGTGATAATGCTTTTGATGAAGCTATCAAAGATACAACTAGTAAAAATAAAATTCATAAACACGATGATACTAAATGCCATTGCAAAAAATGTGCTTATTGCGGTCGTGACACTGATTGTGTAGAAGATGAAGACGGACTTTATGAAGTGGTTGAAACTTATTACTGTGAACTAGGGTGTCCTGAATTTGATTATGAAAAAGGTCGTTGTGAATGTTTTATATAAGGAGGTTTAATCATGAAAATTAGATTTGATTGCGCTGATAATTGTAGACATACAGGTGTTTGTAAATACTTCGATGACATGAAAAAAATCGACGAATCACTTAAAGCGATTAACCCAGAGGGACGAGACCATGTGATGATTCATGTTGAATGTAAGCACCATGTAGGTATGTGGGGTGGTGGTGTTAGGGATGGTAAGTGATAAAGAGATTTGGAAAGACATTGAGGGATTTCCAGGTTATCAGGTTAGTAATCAAGGAAGGGTTAGATCTTTTAGAGATTACCATGGAAAAATTACAGACAGTTCTCGAATCATAAAACCACGTGTCAATAAAGATGGATATTACGAATTAACTATATATACTATTGAACGACGTAAAGTAACAAAACGAGTCCATAGATTAGTTGCTAATACCTTTCTTGGAGAACATCCTGGATTGGTTGTTAATCATATTAACGGTATAAAAACTGATAATTTGTTGTCTAATCTTGAATTCGTGACTGCGGAAAGAAATAGTACATTAGCTTCAGAAACGGGTTTATATAAAACTAAAGCTATCAGAATAGTAGAAACTGGAGATGAATTTGACAGCATTATTGATTGTGCTAAAACGATAGGCGTCCATCCAAGTGATATTAGTCATGTATTATCGGGTGTAAAAAAATCAGCAAAAGGATTTACTTTCGAATATATTAATAAACCAAAGAAAAATAAGTTTCTTAGAGATTACCAATTAGATGCTGTTGATAAAATGTTCAACGGCTGCATTTTAGCAGGTGGAGTCGGATCGGGTAAAAGTAGAACAGGTTTATATTATTATTTTAAAACGAATGGTGGATCTATGATACCAAGTATGATTCCAATGAGACAAAAACCACAAGATCTTTATATTATCACCACTGCTATGAAAAGAGACTCGCTGGAGTGGGAGGGAGAATTAGCTAACTTCTTATTATCAACAGATCCAGATAGAAATATGTTCTATGGGAATAAGATTGTGGTTGACTCTTGGAATAACATCAAAAAATATGTTGACGTGAAAGATTCTTTCTTTATATTTGATGAAGATCGTGTCCAAGGGTCTGGCGCATGGGTTAAAGCATTCTTGAAAATTGTTAAATCGAATAATTGGATTATACTATCAGCCACGAGTGGAGATTGTTGGCTCGATTATGTGCCAGTGTTCATTGCTAATGGATTCTACAAAAACAGAACAGAGTTTCAGAGAGAGCATGTTATATATTCGAGATTCACTAAATACCCACAAGTAGATCGATATATCAACACGGGTCGATTAATAAGACTTCGAGATAAAATTCTGATTGATATGGATTTTCATAGAGGCACTATACCTCACCATGAAGATATTTATGTTAAGTACGATGTGCACAAATACAAGGAAGCTATACGGACTAGATGGGACCCTTTTAAAAACGAACCCATCCAGCAGGCGGCTGGTCTTTGTTATGTATTGCGAAGAATTGTAAATGAGGACGATTCAAGAATCGTGGCTTTAATGGAAATTCTCGAGAAAACTCCTCGGGCTATCATATTTTACAATTTCGACTATGAACGGGAGATGCTATTTCATTTAACTTGCGACGATGAATATGTTGGGTATGAGATTGCTGAATGGTCAGGCCATGCCCACCAAGAGGTACCTAATAGTGAAAGATGGATATATTTAGTTCAATATACAGCAGGCTGCGAAGGCTGGAATTGTATCAAGACAGACACTATTATATTCTTCTCACAAAATTACAGCTACAAGGTTATGCAGCAAGCATCAGGACGAATAGATAGGATGAACACTCCTTACAAAGATTTATATTACTACCATTTAAAAAGTAGATCGGGTATTGATTTAGCTATATCTAAGGCGCTTGCACAAAAAAAGAAATTTAATGAAAGGAAGTTTACAAAATGGGACAAGTAAATAGCACATTATCAAACAAAGAAGCTGCTACATTGATAAGAAAAATGTTAGAAAGCTACAAAGAACCAAGGGGTAATGGGAAGAGTATAGGCTCACTTATGAACATCATAGCTCTTAGCAAAGCTATAGAAGTTTTAGAGAGTAGCAATGATAATTCTTTACCAGAATCTTGCAACGATCTTGATGATCGCCTAAATGGTATTGCCGATGATCACGATTTAACTGATCTTACAGACGGGCAGTTCGAAGCTTTGAAACATATATGGAACGACGGATATTGTTCAGCCATAGAGTATGCTAAAAACTGTATAGACAAACTTATTAAAAAGGAGGAGTAGGTATGAATAAACGTCCTCGATGTTTTGATTGTTTTGGATATAGATATAATCATTGTGTGGTTTTAGCAGAGGAATATTCTAACAGTAACGAATGTCCATTCTATAAACCAAGAAAAGACATCGATATTAATTAAATCGAATCGGACATTGCGATATATAGTGGTAGAAAGAAGGGGTGACTATGGATAAAGAAGGTAATCAGGAAGTATATTTTGACCAGTATTGTGAAAAATGTAAATATTGGAATAAAAAAGACGTAGAAGACCCGTGTAACGAATGCCTCAACACTTGGGTCAATTTATATTCTCATAAACCAATTCATTTCCAACCGATAAAGGAGTGAAATAATGATTAAGAAAGCAATTATGGGAGCTCTGTTATCAGCTTCTGTGTTTAGTTTTACACCAATAACCGTAAATGCTAATGTTAATATGGGGGATTTTAAAGTCACTTATTATTGGCCTGGAGAAGACAATTGGGGGCATCGAACAGCAACCGGGGTTAGAAGTAGTAACTTATATACTGTAGCAGTCGACCCTAATGTTATTCCTCTCGGAAGTAAAATTCTTATTGATGGCGAGGAGTATTTAGCTGTGGATGTAGGCGGACTAGTTAAAGGAGACCATGTTGATATTTTTACTGAGACACCGATACATAAAACATATACTGCACATGTAGAAATAGTTAGATAATATATCTGTGCGTTGTACGAAATACACAATATATGTTGATTTATATATTACGCTATGGTATGATTTTTACAAGAAATATTTTTTAAATTATTGGAGGAATAAAAAATATGAAGAAAAAAATATTAACTATTCTTTTATGTAGCACTATGATTATATCAGCGGGTTGTGGCAGTGGAGCTACAAATAATCAATCGAAGAGCGAAGCGACAACCGAAAAGACTCACAAAGAAACAGAGATTAAAGTGTCCCCAGATAAATATACTTACTATATAAAAGATTATGTGGGTAAAAATTTAGCGAGCATCGGATATACTGCCCTCGGTGGATTTCGAGCAGACGAGTATGGTCAAGGTTATGTTAAATTTGTTCTGGAGAATAAAGACGGAAAATACATTGATGCTGAAGATGAAAATGAGTTAAAAAAATATATGGTTATAGCTCAGGATGTAGAGCCTAACACAGAAATCAAATTTACTTATGGTAAAGATGAAAACGGAAAAGAAGACGACAATCTTGTAAAAACTCAGACAATCGAAGAAATCTTACTTTATGTCGATAAAGTCGGTTTAACTCACGACAAGGCATCCTTAACAAGCATTAAACCGGCGTCGGATGAGACAACCTATTACATTCGTAATTATGTTGGACGAAATTTATATGATTGCGGATTTACTTCTTTAGCAGAAGACCGACGAGACTCTTACGGTAAAGCATCAATCAAATTAACCCCTAATAGTGGTGACGGTTCTTACATAGACGTAAAAGATACAGATTCACTTAAAAATTATGTGGTTACAAAACAAAGTGTGGAACCAAACACGAAACTGACATTTGATATTGGTGATTATGATGTTGCTAAAAACCAAAATATAGAAGAAATCGAATTATCGGTAGCTGCGATAGAAAAATAAAATAGTATAACACATAAAATATATAAAGCTTGCATCCTTATTGGGTGTGAGCTTTTTTTTATTCACATTAAGAAGGAGATTTTATTATGAAGATCAAAATATTTGGATCAACTAACAGTGAAGATTTAGAAAGGATGGTAAACGAGTTTTGCATGGATAAGGCGGTTCAGGATATTAAGTATCAGTCTATGTATATAGGTACAAAGTATAATCAGTATAGCGGGGCGATTCTCGAAGGAATAATCGTTGATAGAGCTATGATTATGTATGTGGATTAGTTTCAGTTAAAAAGAAAGGAGATAAATTATGAGTTATGATTTAGAAAAAGCAAAACAGTTTATGGAAGCAATGAAAGAAAACGACGAGCAGATTGCTCAGAAATCGAATGAACATGCTAAAAGACAGTTGAATGTAACATTCGGCACTAGGGCTTGTTATGCTGACACAGACATGGTGTATCCGCACAATCTAGGTGCTTTACCAAGAAACTCCGGACGATATCCTTGGAATTCTGATGGCACAATTAACGGTTGTGTAAATCAGGAGGTAGATATACCATGTATTGACAAAGAAGGTTATGAAATGATGATGAATGATATTGTCACTCTTCTTAAAGAACGGTATGGTATTCCGCATCCTAAAGTAAGAATGAAAGTTGGTCTGCATTCAGATGTAATTCCGGCAATTGATGTGGATATTAGTAAGCCTAAATGCACTATCACCAAAGTTATATTCAATGACCCAGCGACTATTGTGTTCTGGTCGGATGGAACAAAAACTATAGTTAAATGCAGAGAGGCTGATATTTACGACAAAGAAAAAGGTTTAGCTATGGCTATATCTAAAAAGCTATGGGGGAACAAGGGTAACTATTATGAAGTATTTAAGAAGTGGATTCCGGAATTAGAACCGAATAATGAATCAGATATATTGTCATACGACAATATGATGAAAGCTGCACAATTATATAGTGAACAGCTCGCTAAAGAGGTTAAAAACGCTTTTAATATTTTAAGAATCAAACCAAGTAAGGAGGTAGAGAAGAATGATTAAATTAAAGAATGTAGTTCTGGTAAGTTCAGAGCAGATGAAGTTTATTATTGAAGGTATGAGAAACCCTATGAACTCATGGGAGAAGAGTGATAGCCATATCTGTAGACAAGACGGATCATTTTGTATGGAATGCGAGCATAAAAACGACTACTGTTTAGGAGAAAATGACCTCTCACTCATGCAGCGGCTCTCAAATGCTGGTCCTGAACATCGAAAGTATATGAGAATGATGCCGGTTTATGTAAGAATCACAGCTCCTTTATATTGGTGGAAAGAATTTGATACTTACAAGGTCGGCACCGTTTCAAACTCTTGCAGTACGATGCATAAGATTCAGGAGAAAGAGTTTACGTTAGAGGATTTTTCAACGGAACATATCTGTATCCGGCAGTCGATGGACGTGTTGAAAGATACGATTGACGCATTGAACGTATTCAGAGATGTTTATTTGAATGGAGGAAATTTACGTTATGAAAACGGTAACATAAAATGCTTTGGCAAAAAAGATAAAGAAATCTGGTGGCAGTTGATTCAGCTTCTTCCGAGCAGCTATAACCAGACTCGTAACGTCATGCTGAATTATGAGGTGCTGGCGAACATTTACAGACAGCGGAAGAATCATAAGCTGGATGAGTGGAGAGAGTTTTGCAATTGGATTGAGAGTCTGCCGTATTCTGAGTTGATTTGTGGTTGTCGGGTTTAAATTGATTGAAATACATACTCAGGTAGTGAATAGTCATGAATTACATCGCTAAAATTACATTTTCTTTAATGGAGGAATGATGTATAATTATATACAGATATTGTCCTTACTATTAAAGAAAGGGCTTGCTGAAGGGAGGCAGGTAAATGGAAGACAACATGAAAGAATTTATTGCGTACAGCAGAAAACTTCTGAGAAGTCTTACAAAACTCAAAAAGTTATTAAATGATGCGGAATACGATGAAGCAAAACAGATGCTTGATGAGTTAATTGAAGACACCCAGAAAGATATTGAAGCTTAGTATTTGAATATCTAAGTTGTCTGTATGGAAGAACCTGTGGTTAAAAAATCGCAGGCTCTTTCTTTTTTTTACAAAAATTCGTTAAAAATACAGTTTCTTTAATGGAAAGGAGATGGTAACATGAAGACGAAAGATGATATTGTTACATATGAAATTGAGGTGAACAAAACTGCCCTGAGAGAAGAAATTCTTATGTGGGTTGTTTTTGGAGCACTTGGTTTGATTACAGATGCAATTATATTCTTACCAGCATTGTTATTACATTAATAAGATTAGACTCAGCGTAAATATTTTTAAGGAGGTGAATTTTATGGCTATATTGATTATTGTCGGGGTAGCTTTAACACTGATTGGGTTCTTTTCATTATGTATTGCCGATGGTGAAATAGGAGGAACCAGATTTGCATACATATCCCTTGCCGGCGGAATTATAGTATTAGTACTTTCGGGTCTTTTCTGTATATTTAACGGAGGTGGATTATGATGAGGCCATTATTAACATTGTATATTATTGTATGTGTATTAACATACTTTATATTACCTCTTTTTGAACCACAGCAAACTATAGTTGAACGATTATTCGATTCATTTACGTTAGGATATGTTGGTTTTGCTATTATTGTGTTTTGTTTTGTTTGCGTCGTATTAGCTTTACAACATTTTTAAGGAGGTGAAACAATGGCACTGCTTTATTTCTTCATGTGTAGTTGGGCACTTATAACTATTTTGTTGTTTATATTAACCAGACATCCAGAAGAAAATGAAAAATGGTCAACATTTATATTACAAATTATAACTTTTTCTACACTATTAGCAATGGCTGAGATAGTTATAGTGCTTATTGTATTTATTGTTATTGCGATATTTTTAGGTGCATTGGCATTATTTGGAGTTATAGGATAGGAGGGGACTAATTATGAAACACAGAGACACTGCGACAGAAATCAAGATTTGGTCCGAGGAGGAGATAAATTGTCCTAAATGCAGACCAAAGGATTACACGAATACTTATATACATGCGATTGAACCAGGGGCATCTAAAGGTATGTATATTGTTGAGGTTACGATGCCGAAATATTGTAAGGAGGATTAAACATGGCTAAAAAAATCACAAAGATTAAAAAGAACAAAAATAAAGAAAATAACAAAAAATATCCAGTGAGAATTATTTACGATGATGGAAGTCATATTCTTATTCCGGATTCACACCAGTTCGGTAGCTTCTGCACTAAGCATGGGTGTAGTATGGCAGCTACAAGTATCGCTTTGCAATTTTTAGGAGTTAAACAGAAAGACGGTACAGCATGGAATCCGCTTGAGTTATATCGGTATGCTAAAAAATATATTGGCGGATTCAATGGAAGTAAGCTCAGTATATTTGGATGTAAAATTTTAATTAATAAAATTGCAGATGCTCCTAAAGCTAAATGGTATCCAATAACCGGAAGAAATAATAAAGCTGTTAAGAAAAGAATTAGACGAGCTTTAAGAAATGGAAAGATTGTATTGTTCGAACAGAAAGACCCGATACATACAGTTGTCTTCTTGGGATTTAATGAAAAAAGAGACAAGGTAAGGATAGCTACTTATGGAAAAGTGCAGGGTACTACTTTAGCTACGCAAGTGAATAGAAAAGCTTTACATGGTGTTTCTGGAGCTAAACTTCAAAAAAAGTGGTTCAGTGGAAGTAAATATGGTGCTGGATATTTGATTGTGGGGTAAGTGATATGATTACACGCGAAGAATATGAGAAAGACTTAGAGAATGTTTTGAAACCTGTTGATGAACAACGTATGAGTAAAGATGAATACGATAAACGTTATGCAACACTTGAATTTGGTATGATTGAGAATTACATTACACCACAGAAATTTGTGGATATGTTTAATAAATTATTGGCAATGTATCAGGAGTCGAGAAAGGACGTGTACGAACGTAATTATCCAAGAGAATTTATTTAGGGGGTTGTTGTGATATTTATAGTTAAAGTCGGCGACGATTATACGGAAGAAGATTTGATGAGTTTACACAAAAGACTCTCGGATGAGTTAAATGAGGGAAAGAATAATACAGTTATGTGTTTGCCTTCAGATTGTGATTATGACTGTATTAATGAATATGACTTGAAAAATACTAAAATCATAGTCAGCAAGATTTAAAAGGGGGTTGTTGTGATATGGGCGGTCACAATATAAAAGAGAATGGATCAGGTAAATATGATCCTACAGCATATAATGCTATTCGAAATGTCAGCATGGATGAGCAGGCCGAAGAAGAGAAATTTAAGAAGCTTCTAGGCACTATATTTAATTTATGTGAATTGTCAGGTTTTCATCTGGAAGAAAGAATAGTAGTTAAAAACAAACGAACAGGAAGAATTTGGAGGTAATAAATATGGGATGGTTATTTACAATCGGTTTTATGATTGCTGGTTGCGTTACTGGAAATACAGACGCATTTACATGTGCTGGATTATTTGCCATAGCCGGAGCGATTGCTTTTAATTGCAGTAGTAAATAGAAGAGACTTATGGGAAATAAAAAAAGGGAGACCTAAGAAAGAAGATAATAAGGTGTTTGGTTACAGGCTAAGACTGACTAAGGACGAGTACGAACGGCTTGATAATTTAAGTAAAAAGACTGGCGAAACAAAAATTGATCTACTTTTAGAGGGTTTTAAAATGGTGGAAAAATTGAAAAAAATTCAATTGAACGACGATTAATTGGATATCCAAAAAATACAAAATTATTAATTGGATATCCAAAAAATAGATTAAAGGGGGTGATAAATGAGGGAATAATTGGGATACACAATAATTCCGGTCAGAAGTAGAAACTATTAATTGGATATCCAAAAAATACAAAAAATAAGAAAATTTTTAAAAATTATGCAAAAAACTTAACTTTTGACCGGATTTTGAGGGATTTTTAGCGTTTTTTAGGTGTTTTTAGAGTTTCGTATAAGGAACGAACAATTTACTATATAAAATTATTAAAATATTAATATTTTCGTATAGCTAATATAGTGTTCCTTATACGAAACTTCTATTAAGAAAGGAGTGCCGTATGACTGAACAGAATTATTTGGAAGCGTTTGCCTATAATCTTGACTATATTATGCAAGATGAAGGTATTAATCAAAGTGAGTTAGCTAAACGAAGCAATATAGGAAAAAGTACGATAAGTAAATATTTGAACGCAAAACAGATGCCTACCATGAAAACAATATCAAATATTTGTTATGCTCTTGGTTGTGAGTTTGAAGATATTATTCCACTTACATCGTCTTTAGTCGAGATATAAAAAGGAGAGCGATATGCATAAAGAAAATGGTTTTAATATTGATGAGTGGTTATGGGATGAGTTTAATCTCTCAGGAGTATTCTACGGCCAAACTATTGATGATGTGATATATGCTAAGCAGATTGGGGAATATGAGATATGCTTTGCTATGGATAATAATAAAAAATACATATATGACGCAAGCCAACAATACACCAGACGTATCCCAAACGGTTTTAACGAGCTAACAGAAAAATGGTTTCATAAAGATGTTCACATCAGATTATATTCTAAAATACAACAATCAGGGATTCGTCAATCTGAATTATCAGAAATGACTGGGATATCTCAAGGAACCATAAGTAACTACATGAATGGATGTACATCACCGACAATCGATAATCTTTTTAAGATTGCTAAAGCATTGAAATGTCGAGTCGAAGATTTTATTTATGTTGAGGATGTATACAAATAAAAATATTAGAGGCGCTAGTCTAACTAGCCCTCTTTTTTTGTTGGAAAGGAAATATGCATTGAATTCGTTTAATACAAAAAGAAAAGGGGTTGCTGTGACAATAGTTGAAACCGGCGAGAAATTTAATTCTATTAAAGCTTGTGCTGATTATATTGGCGGAAACCCAGCATATATAAGCAGAGTCGTCAATCGTGAGCCAGGATTTAATACATGTAAAGGATATCACATAGTCAAAGAGGGTGCGGACCCAGTAATAAAAGAAACTCCTCAAATAATGATAGTTGAGACCGGAGAGAGTTTTAATACAATTCGAGAGTGCGCCGAAGCCATACATGGTAGCTCGAGTGTTGTATGCGATATTCTGAATGGAAAGAGAAACCGTAAGACGCATAAAGGATACCATTTTAAACGAGTGCGAACAAATTAGCACGCTAAAATAACATCCCCTTTTATAGAGAGAAGATAACCGATTTGTTGTCTTCTTTTTATTTTTGGCTTTTAGCTCAGTAGGTGAGAGCGCCGGCCTTATACGCCGTATGTCGTGGGTTCGAGTCCCACAAAGCCCATATTTATAGAAAGGGGTTTAGTTATGCGTGAGAGTGAATTTCAGGCAGATCTTAAAAAAGAATTAAAGAAGAGGTATCCAGGTTGCATCATAACAAAACTCGATTCGGGGGTTATTCAAGGTATTCCAGATTTCCTCATACTTTACAAGAATCGTTGGGCTACCTTGGAAAACAAAAGAAGTAAGACTGCTTCGCATAGACCGAATCAGGAATATTATGTGAGTAAAATGAACGACATGTCGTTCTCGAGATTCATATATCCCGAGAACAAAGATGAAGTGTTAGAGGAACTTGATCGACACTTTAATTAAGGAGGCAAAACATGATATTTGAAAAACATGCAAGACTTGAGGGCTTACATGCACCATTTAGTGCGAGTTCCAGTGCTTGGCTTAGATACAACGATGAGAAAGCATTAGAAGTGTATAATAATAAAAAAGCCGCAGAAATGGGAACTAAATTGCACGCATGGGCTAAACAGACAATTGACTTAGGGATAAAACAACCTCGCTCTAAAAAAACTCTTTACTCATATGTAAATGACGCTATCGGGTTCAAGATGAGTACTGAGGTTGTTTTGTTTTATTCTGAGAGATTCTTTGGTACAGCTGATGCTATATCTTTCAGAAACAACATGTTAAGAATACATGATTTAAAAACCGGGAAAACCGGAAAAATAGAGGACCATATAGAGCAGCTTGAAGTGTATGCTGCTTTATTTTGTTTAGAGTACAAAATTAAACCGGGTTCAATTGATATAGAACTTAGATTATACAAACAGGATGAAGTATTAGTTCATCATCCAGAAGTAGACACTATAACACACATCATAGATAGAATTATTCACCTTGATAAGTTATTGGCATCGGTAGAAGGTAAGGAGGTATAACCATATGAACCCTATAGCAGAAGAAATCGAATCGTATTACAGTTGTGGTTCTGAAACAGATAAAGAAGTATTAGAGCATTATGGTATGCCTCGCCGTTCTGGTCGCTATCCTTGGGGGTCTGGAGATGAACCTTATCAGCATAGTAGAGATTTTCTTGGTCGAGTAGAAGAGATGCGTAAATCGGGATTTACATACACTGACTCGGAAACTGGTAAGAGATATACAGGAGACAATGCCATTGCAAAGTCTCTCGGGTATTCATCCACTGATTTTCGTACAGTGTATGCAATCGCAAAAGATGCTCGTAGAACCGACGACGTAGCTACTGCGAAGCGACTTAAAGAAAAAGAGGGGATGAACGTATCTGAGATTGGTAGAAAAATGGGTATCAATGAATCCTCAGTAAGATCGCTTCTTAATTCTGATCGTGAATCTCGAATGAAGCAGGCTAGAGATACTGCTGATTTTCTTAAAGAAAGAGTTGATAGTAGCCGACATGGTATGATTGATGTCGGAAACGGAGTAGAGAAAGAACTTCGTATTTCTAAAGAAAAATTAGACCAAGCGTTGTTCATGCTTCAGGCAGAGGGTCACTATGAAGTATATAGTGGTCGATTTGACCAGGTAACAAATAAAGGTCAAATGACAACACAAAAAGTATTATGCAAACCGGGAACAGAGCATAAAGACATTTACCAACTTGATAAAATTGATACTGTGAAAGACTATATTTCGAGAGACGATGGAAAAACTTTCGAGAAGAAATTCCATTATCCAGAAAGTATGGATTCTAAGCGATTGAAAATAAGATATGCCGAAGACGGCGGTGTGGAACGAGATGGTCTTGTTCAGCTTCGCCCAGGTGTTCCTGATCTATCACTTGGTGAATCTCGATATTCTCAGGTCCGTATCATGGTCGATAATAAAAAATACATAAAGGGTATGGCAGTGTATGGTGATCCAAAGGATTTTCCACCAGGTGTTGATGTAATATTTAATACTAATAAACACAAAGATAAATCTAAGCTGGAAGTATTGAAAGATATTAAGTCGGACCCTGATAACCCATTTGGCTCACTCATTAAAGACGCTGACCAAGGTGGCCAATATTGGTACACCGATAAATCAGGTAAAAAGAAACTTGGTCTTATTAATAAAAGATCAGACGAAGGTGATTGGACAGAATGGAAAGATGCACTTCCTTCTCAGTTCTTATCAAAACAAACGAAATCTATGGCAGAAAAGCAGCTCGGTATAGCCAAGGCTAACAAAGAAGAAGAGTTTGCAGAGATTATGGCACTTACTAACCCGACCATTAAGAAGTATTATCTAAACAAATTTGCTCAGTCGTGTGATTCAGCGGCTGTGCATATGAAAGCGGCAGCATTACCCGGACAAAAATACCATGTAATATTACCGATGAC